GGCCGGCAACGGAGTGACCGTCGTCGGGACGGGGTCGGGCTGCACGACGGCGGCCACCTCAGGCGCGGGCGCCGCAGGTGCGGGCGCGGGTGCCGGGGCAGGAGCCGGGGGTGCAGGTGCTGCCGAGACCTCGACGTTCTGCGGGAGGACAGGTGCGCCTCCCTGCTGCGGGACGACGGGAACGCCAGGCGTTCCGCCGGATGCCGAAGACGGTGCCTCGACGAGGGTGATCTTGCCGATGGCGATCTTGTTGCGAGCCTCGCCCTTCCACTCGTCCGCCGTGACCTCGATGTCGGCGACCCGGCCCTTCAGTGCATCGGCGACGGCCTTCAGCGCGACCTCGGTTGAGACGTCGGCACCGAGGGCGGTGAAGAAGTCCTTCCCGAGACCGAAGCCTCGCATGTTCTGGAAGAAGATGGAGGCGGCATTCCCGTTGAGGGACAGAACGCCGGCCATGACCCGCTTCCCATCCTGAGGACCTCCTACGACCTTGAAGACGGGCCGCACGTCGGTCTTCGTGGCCTTGCAGCCGATGACCTGCAGCCGGTACTTGCCCGGGTCAAGGACGGTGAGTTCGTTGTCCTGCTCGTACTGCTGCAGGAGCTGACCGATCGTGCTCAAGCTGTGACCTCCTGTGTTGGGGCGACCGCGCCGCCGTTTCCGTTCTCGAGATACCGCATCAGCTCGGTGATGTCGGGGTTGTAGATGACTGGGCCGGGCAGCTTGCCGGTGTTGTCCTTCGACGTGTAGCCCGGGAGCTTCTTCACGAGAAGGGCACGCTCGGCAGAGTCAGGCACACCTTCTGCCGCGGGCGGAACGTACATGAATCCGACGACGTCGAGCAAGTAGGCAATCGTATCTCGAATCTGCCCCTGAAGCAAGGGCTGATACTTGCCTTCGTACGACTTGCTACCGACGACGAAGAGAACGCACCGCAGGGAGTTGCCCTCGATGAGGACGAGGTCGCGCCAGGTGCGGACGAGACCCTCGATCTTGCGAAGGATCTGACCCCAATCCTGCTGATCCATCTGCTGGACCCCAGCGATCTGGTCGATCCCGCGCTTCTGTCCCTCCATGAGCGAGTCAACCGTCGCACTCACGAAGGGATGTTGACCCGACCTGAGCCAGCGGTACACCAGCTCGTAGGTGTCGAAGTCAAGAACCTGCACGATGCAGGTATCCCAGGTCCCGTCGTAGGCAGGCGGCTCCGTTGCCCGCGGGTCCCAGTAGATCTTGCGGCCGGGCGTGTACTTCGCCCGACCTTCGGAGTCGAGAATGAGCCTCGGGACCGGTGTGCTTGCACCGAGCCAGGACTTCCCGACACCTTCTTCCCCGTGTACCAACGCGCTGAGCGTTGCTTCCATGTGCACTCCTCCTTCTTCCTTACCTACTGACGGACCGCGGCTGCGTACAGCAGTTGCTTCCACGCTCCTCCGGTCCGGGGACCGATGATGAACTCCCAACCCTGGGACGTGAGAATGTCGATCGTCTCCCGCGCGAGGGTCAGGTACTTCTCGTCCTTCACGAGGTGGAACTCGAGGGCGATCTTCTTGATGTAGATGGGCAAGGTCTTGAGTTCGTTGAGGAAGGTGTACTCCGCTCCCTCGATGTCGACCTTGATCGCCGTCGGCTTGTACCTCTCGAGCTCGTCGGAGAATGACACCGCCTGCACCTCGATCATGCCGGCGGAACGCTTCTTCTCGACCGTCGAGTGCGCCATGGGTGACTTGGGCGCGAGGTAGAGTGTGACCGTTCCGGCCTCGCCCATCACCGCGACCTGGCGGCACTCGATCGGAAGGTCCTGCGCGTTCTGCAGCATGACCTCGAAGTGCTCGGGGAAGGGCTCATACGCGATGGTGTGAGTCCCCTGCTCACGGGCGGCGTTGACCGCAAAGGATCCGATGTACGCGCCGATGTCGAGTAGCGTGTCGTCGGGTGTGAGCAGTTCGGTGAAACGACGCCAGGTCGTCTCCTCCGCCGCGAACTCGTCGAGCCGAACGCCCGGCCGGACGAGAAGCCCGCGGTACCGCTTGAGCTGCAGGGTTTCCGTCACCTTCTCTCCTTCTTTGGTGGCTGGCACTGTATCAAACCTCCAGGCTCTTTACTCCGACGTACCGCTCGAGCGGGTCGATCTTCTCGTACATCGCCTCGAGCGCTCCGTCGATGTCGGAACCGTCATCGAACATCACGCAGACGCGAAACACCGGACAGTCCCACGTGCACTCGCGCTTGGGATTCGGAGGGCAGACCGTGTGATGATCGCCGCCGGCGTCGAGCTGAGCGCGGGTCGCTTGAATCTCCCGCGCGATAGCAACGCAGTGACGCCAGTGGTTCCGCAGCTCGTGAATGTTGTGCGGCACGTCAACCCGCCCGTAGAAGGGAGGCTTGGCAGACGCGGTCCGCTTGACCTTCTTCAGCATGTTGTAGAGGATGCCGTGGCACTGATCGTACGCGTCCTCCGGCGTCGCACCCTTCTCGATGTAGTCGAGGAAGAGGACGAGATGCTCGGTGAGCAGCTGGGTATCGAGCTTGAGCATCGGCAGCATCTGGTCGAGACCGCCCACGGTCTTGTGCTCGAAGGCCAGCCGTGCGCCGTCGCTCTCGCGAAAGACGGGAGCGTCCAACTTCGAGATAAGGGTCGCGCCTTCCGCCAGCGGGACCTCCACCATTCGCTCGGTGCCGAGGACGGTGATGTCCATGTCAACACCCTCATCCTCCAACCACATGAGGTAGCCCTCGAGCATGGCAACGCAGAGCGCTTCCTCCTTGCGGAGATCGTCCTCGTTTCCAGGCGTCTCGTTGACTGCGATCTGGATGTGCTCGCGGATGAAGGCTACCCGGTCCGCCCGTACTTCGGGATCGTAGTAAGACGCTAGAGCGTCGTGAACGAGATTCCCGATGCTGAGGGCAGACCCGGGTGCGTTTCCTGCGCGCAGACCGAGGCGCAGGTAGGTCGTGACGTACCACTTTCGCTTGCAGCGGCGGTACGCCGTCATCTCGGAGTTCGAGAGGCGCAGATCCCCAGGCTTATGCTTGTTGGGAATCGCGATGAATGCCCGGAACTTCTCCGTCATTTCGCTGCCGGATCCGGGTGCTTCTCAGGGTCGAGCTCGTGGAGGTGGCGGTCGAGGTACCACCGCGCCTTCTCGAGGTCGGTGAGTTCCGGCTCGCCCGGCTTGCTGCCGGCGCGCTGGATGTACTTCAGGGTCTGCCCGAGGTTGAACCCGAGCTCCCACTTCTCGATGACGTAGATCGCGGCGTACTCACCGAGGTCAGCGTAGTGCCGCGGATTGACGGGATCGTCTTCCGCGTGGCTTCCTGACGACGTCCAGATCGCCTCCGCGAGGCTTGGATCTTGGAGCTGCGGTACCTCTGTCATTTCTCCTCCTCGAGTTCTTTCACCAGCTTAGCATGCCTGGCGAGGTACTGCAACTTGGCCTTCTTCCAACCCCACGGCTTGATCTTCTGAAGCGGTGCCGGCGGCAGCCCGTCGAGCCACGGTTTCCAGACCTCTCGAGCCGCGGCCGTAGGCTTGGGCATGAGGTCACGAACCTCCCACTTGAGCATCAGCATGTCCGCTTCCTTGACGCCGTGAGGCTGCTTCGGGTTGAGGCCGAAGTGCTCGCAGATCGCGCGCATCAGCCTGTCCTCGGTGCCGCGGAACCTCTGCCCGAAACCTGGGTCGGACTTGAGCGGGCTCGCGAGGTCCCCGATGTATGCCTCCGGATCGTCGTGGTGCAGGGTCCAAAGCGAGACGTAGGGCATACCGTACGCATCCGCGAGTAAACTCGCGCGGACGACGTGTTCGGCGACCGAGTACGGCTCCTTCGTGTGCCCGTTGTAGCGATTCTGGATTGAGAGGGCGTGCGCGATGTCCTCGATGTTCACGAGGTCGGGATCCGGGTTGAGCGGATCGATGATGTGCCCGGAGGCGATCTGAATGAAGCTGCTCAACGATTCGCCTTCCGGGCCTGCTTGGCGGCGCGGTTTCTACGACGTCGTCGCAGACGCTCGTTCACGAAGTACGCCGTCTCGACGCCGTCGCTGCCTGGGACGTACTGCAGCTTGAGACCCGTGGGCAACTTGAAGCCGCGAGCTTTGCGGCGCACTCGCTTGTGGAAGTTCCGCATCGGGATTCCCCAGAGCGCGTAAGGTGGGACCCGTTTCATTTCTCCTCTTTCGTAGAGTCACTCGTGTACGTGACCGGCCGAGGAAAGCATTCGCACGTATGCTGCGGAGGCGGCGGCGTCACGCCGAACCACCGTGACGGATTGTAGATCGGGGCGCCGCACTTCGGGCAAGATCCTACTTGTACCCAGCTCACTTCTCGAGCCACCTCCTAAGATTCTCCTTGTCCCGGACGATCTCCTGCAACTTCTCCTCCTTCTCGAGGAGCACCTCACGGATGCGATCCTCGACGGTATCTCGGGAGATGACGTCGATGATCTCCGCACCGTGCGCGTCGTTGACCCGGCCGTAGATCCGGTCCTCGGCCTGCGTGTTCTTGATCGCTGAGAAGCTCCTCTGCAGGAAGATCGCGATTGACGCTGCGGTCAGAGTCAGACCCTCGCCGCCGGCGCCTAGCGTGATCAGCAGGATGCGAATCTTGCCGGCCTGGAAGTCGGAGACGTTCTGCGCGCGCTGGGCTGGCTCGACGGTGCCTGTCACCATCGCGCAGGGGATGCCTGCCTTGACGAGCCGCTTGTACCCGAGCTCGATCAGCTGGCGGCTTTCCGCGAAGACGACGGCCTGCTGCGTGCCGAGTTCATCGACGATCTCCTCGAGCGCGTCGATCTTGCAGGACGGCTCGGCCAGGGTAAGATTC